ATGGGAGAAGGCGAGACCGAAGAAACTGGGGAAGAGTGAACCTCTTTCCAAGTCTGAGAAGAAGTCCGCTAAGGCTATGGCCGCATCTGCTGGCAGACCTTACCCGAATCTTGTGGATAACATGAGAGCAGCGAGGAAGAAATGAAAAAGACCAAGACTGAGAAGAAGATCAGTAAGGTTTACAACGAGTTCAAGGCTGGCAAGCTACATTCAGGTAAAGGTGGCCCGATTGTAAAAAGCCCTGCCCAGGCTCGTGCGATTGCGCTTTCTGAAGCCGGTGTAAAGAGAAAGAAATGACTGCCGCTTGGACTAGGAAAGAAGGTAAGAACGCTAAGGGTGGCCTGAACGAGAAGGGTCGGAAATCTTACGAGGCTGCAAACCCTGGTTCTAACCTGAAGGCTCCTGTTAAAAGCGGCGATAACCCGCGTAGAGCGTCTTTCCTAGCGAGAATGGGTAACATGCCAGGCCCAGAGCGTAAGCCAGATGGTAGTCCTACTAGACTGCTTCTCAGTCTAAAGGCATGGGGCGCGAGTTCTAAGGAAGATGCAAGAGCGAAAGCGAAGGCAATCTCGGCGAGGAACAAGAAGTGAAGCGCAGAAAGGGTCTACTGGACGAAGAGAAGTTCCTGCCTCCGTTGCCGGAGCAGTTACCAAGAGGCGTGAGTTCGCTTCCAGGGTACGGGCAGACGAGTCCTATAGCGCAGGGTCTATTAGGGTTTACGGGTAGGCAACCGACGTATTCGGTAATGGATCCACAAGCACAGCAGATGTCTGATGCTTACAGACTAGGTGAACAAGCAAGCGTTGCTAGTCAGTTATACGGGTCTGTGCTTCCTTTTGCCGCAGCGTCAACGATGGCAAGCGCACAGCGAGCAGGAAGTTTGTTGAGTCCGCTTACTGTGTTTCATGGTTCACCGCACAAGTTCAGTAAGTTTGAGGCTAAAAAAATAGGAACAGGCGAGGGGGCGCAGGCTTACGGACATGGTTTGTATTTCGCTGAGAACCCTGCCGTAGCTAGGCAATATCAAGAGAGTTTGTCAGATTTCGATATGTTGGTTGATGGGAAACCATTTAACCCTGAGAATCCAGCGCATCGCGCTGCGCTAGAAGTTAAACAAAGAGGTGGTGACGTAGCAATTAAAGACATAGTTGCTAACTACAACCAACAAATAAAAGACCTGAAATCAAGAAACGCTCAGTGGGCTGATGAATTAGCAAAATCAAAAGAAGAAGAACTGCCGTTCATAAAATCTGGGAAGTTACCTGTTTATTCAGAGTCAACAAAAGGATCTCTTTACACAGTAGACCTACCAGACGAACAAATAGCAAAGATGCTGGATTGGGATAAGCCGCTTGGTAAGCAATCGAAAGAAGTCAAGAAGTTCATAGACGAAAATGGGAAGCCTATTTTAGATACCTTTGCCGACCTTCAGCGGAGAGGTCTGACGAAAGGTGTTTACCAAACTATATGGGATATGCCTGGAAAAACAATTTTTGATGTTTTCGGCAAAGGCGGACAAACTGAAGCTAAGTTAAAACAAGCTGGGATTCCTGGTGTTCGTTATTTAGACGAAGGATCAAGAGATGCCAAGAAAGGAACAAGTAACTTTGTCGTATTCCCAGGCGAAGAAAGTAAACTAAGGATCATGGAAGTAAACGGAAAACCTGTCGTTATAGACGAAGAAGAGCTAAGGCGATCAGGGTTGCTAGGCCCATAAAAACCGATGACCTCCAACGGAGAATACGGTGAATCAAATCGAAATGGTTTCTATTGGTCAATTGCTACCCTATGCACGAAACGCAAGGACGCATGACGACGCACAAGTTGCACAAATAGCGGCATCTATTAAGGAGTTTGGGTTCAACAACCCGATCCTGATAGCAGACGATCAATCAATCGTTGCAGGCCACGGAAGGTTAGCCGCGGCGAGAAAGTTAGGTCTAGCCGAGGTTCCTATTGTTAGACTGTCTCATTTAAGCGACACTCAACGCAAAGCATACATCCTTGCAGATAACAGGCTGGCCCTGAACGCAGGATGGGATAACGACTTACTCAAGCTGGAGTTGCAAGAACTTGAGATAGAAGGCGTTGACCTCGAGATGCTAGGCTTTAGTAAGGAAGAGTTAGACGGGCTGCTGAACTCGTTAGAGCCTACAGAAGGGCTTACAGATGAGGACGCCGTACCTGAGACACCCGAGGATCCTATTACCAAGCCTGGGGACATTTGGATACTAGGCAAGCATAGGCTTATGTGCGGTGATAGTACGAGCGTAGACGCGGTGGATAAGCTCATGAACGGCGATAAAGCCGACATGGTGTTTACTGATCCACCTTATGGTATTGCTTACAGCGGCAAAGGCATTCTTGGAGACGCTAAAGAAAATAATTTTGGCGAAATAATGGGCGACCAGGATGTCGCGGTGGCTATTGACGCATTCAACCTGTGTGCTAGCCAATGGCCTCAAGCTAGAATTATTTTTTGGGGGGCGAATTATTATCCAAGCGCATTACCAGATGGTTATGGCTGGTTAGTTTGGGATAAGCAACGTGAAGGCGAAACATTTTCTGGCGCAGAATTGGCATTTATAAACGGTGGCGTTCGCGTTGATGTCTTTCGACATATGTGGCATGGAATGATTAAAGCATCAGAGCAAGGAGAAAAAAGAGTTCATCCAACGCAAAAACCGATAGCGCTTGCTGAATGGTGTTTTGAGCGTTATGGAGACCCTAGCAATGTTCTTGATTTGTTTGGAGGCTCAGGCTCAACGCTTATTGCTTGCGAAAAAACAGGTCGCTCTTGTCGGATGATGGAATTAGACCCAAAATACTGCGACGTCATCGTTAAGCGATGGGAAGAATTCACCGGAAAGAAGGCTGAATTAGCCGACCTTCGGAGTTAAAAATGCAAGGTAAGCTACATGAGCCTACAGACGAGAATCGAAAGCTAGTAAGGGGGCTGGCAGCAGTAGGGGTACGTCACGAGGATATTGCGGCCAAGATTGAGTTAAGCGCAGATACCTTGGTTAAGTATTACAAGAAGGAGTTGGACGACGGTAGGATTGACGCTAATGCTGCGGTGGCGAAAAGCCTTTACCAACAGGCTATGGCTGGCAATACAACGGCGATGATATTTTGGCTAAAGACTCGGGCGAAGTGGCACGAAAGCATTAAGCACGAGATAACAGGCCAGGACGGGCAACCAGTTAGTATGCAAATATCATGGGCGCAACCAGAATAGTCATTCCGTATGCACCGCGAGCGCAACAGCTACAGATCCACCATGCGCTTGCAGACAAGCGATTCGGAGTTGTTGTGGCTCACCGTCGTATGGGAAAGTCAGTCTCCGCTGTCAACCATCTCATTAGAGCAGCGATAGAGAACACGAAGGAGGCTCCAAGATATGCGTTTATTGGGCCTACCTACTCCCAGACCAAACGAGTTATCTGGGATTACCTCCTCAAGTTTACCGAGCCCCTTAACGCCACTGCCAATATTGCAGAACTTCGGGTTGATTTCTGGGGCAGACGCATCCAACTTGCGGGGTCTGATAACCCAGACTCTCTTAGAGGACAGTATTTTGACGGGGTTGTATTCGACGAATTCGGTGACCAGAACCCTAAAATTTGGTCGGAAGTGGTTCGTCCGGCCTTATCGGACAGAATGGGATGGGCACTATTCCTCGGAACCCCAAAGGGAAACAACCATTTCAAGACCCTGAGAGACCATGCGTCAGAGCATAACGATTGGGCCTTGCTTGAGTTCCGAGCGTCCGAAACAGGTCTTATCCCTCAGACTGAACTCGACGCAGCCAAGTCTGAGATGGGAGACGACAAGTATCTACAGGAGTTTGAATGTTCCTTTGATTCAGCCATCGAAGGGAGTTACTACGGGCAACTTCTCAATGAGCTACCGTCTGAAAGGTTCCACGACATCCCTGTGGACGGATTAGCTAAAACTTATGCAGCCTGGGATCTAGGTATAGGCGACTCCACTGCGATCTGGGTTTGCCAAAGAGTGGGGTTAGAGACACGACTCATTGACTTTGTGGAGAACCACGGTCAGGGACTCGATTGGTATGTAAACTGGCTGAGAACAAATCATTACGAATTAGCCGAGCAGTTACTGCCTCACGACGTACAAGTCAGAGAGTTGGGCTCAGGAAGATCGAGACTAGAACTCCTGCAAGAAGCAGGGCTAAACATCACGATTGTGCCGAGAATGGGTGTTGACGATGGGATACAGGCCGTAAGAAGGCTGATTCCCTTTTGTTGGTTCGACTCCAAGACTAAGCGTGGAGTGGACGCACTACGCAATTATCGGAGACAATACGACGATAAGCGTCAAGTTTACTGGGATAAGCCTCTTCATGATTGGGCATCTCATGCGAGCGACGCATTTCGGTATCTTGCGGTTGGTATGTCAGAGCAAACAAGTTGGTCTAAGCCGCTGAAACCTAACGTATCTTGGGTGGTCTAAATGGATGACGGACGATTAAAGGCGATTCTCCAAGGTGAGATTGATAACGCGATAGGTTTCTTGGAGACCGAGACGGTCGAGCAGCGGAAGAACGCGCTTACGGCCTACATGCGTGATCCCTACGGTAACGAGGTAGAGGGTCGCAGCCAGATCGTAACCGGAGAAGTCGCAGAAGCTATCGACGGGATGCTTCCGCCTCTCATGCGTTTGTTTACCTCTGCTGATGAGATTGGCGTATTCGAGCCTGTAGGCCCAGGCGATGAGCCTATGGCAATGCAAGCCACTGAATATTGCAACTGGGTGCTGATGAAGCAGAATCCAGGCATCTCGATCATGCACGACTGGTTCAAGGACGCAATCCTTCAGAAGGTCGGTGTTATCAAAGCCTACTGGGACGACTCAATTTCAGTCACTAAGGAACAGTACGCAAACCTGACAGACGATGAGCTAGCCATGCTTATGTCTGACGGGACGATGGAGATCGCAGCGCAGGAGACGATTG